CGATCCGTATGAATATCACCAAACCTATGATAGTAGAGGATTCCCAATTAATTTTATTGGCATAAATAATGCAAATTTAAGATCGTATTTAGAAGATCCTGAGGTACAATTGTTGTGTGATGATTCGGGTAACTGTGAAAATCAACCATATCTCGATCCATATGATCATCCTTGTGGTGAAAAGTCCCCTCTTGCAACTGCATTTGAAAATGGGCAAATATACGTGTTACTTAAAGAAGAGTATCAACCTAGCGGCGAAGATATAGCATTCTCTAATTTATTGTCTGGTATTTACACTGCATGGGAAAACACAGGAATAGTGCCAAAACCAACAACTGATGCTTCTGGAAATTATATTGGATTTATTTTTGGTTTTAGTAATAAATATTCATTCAATTATTATGAATATATTAATATAGCTCTAACAGATTATGCTTTATCTAATGTAACTTCCACAGGACTTCGAGAAACTTTAACAGGCGGAATCAAGACAAAAAGAATTGATGGTCTTTGCACTCATATAGATTGCTCAGAAATAAATGATATTTGTAATGAACTAGAAAGTTGCTAACATGTTTCAATTTCAAAAAATACCACTAAATCAACAACTTGTTGTAAAAGAAATAAATGATACTGGTAGCTGTTGTAAAATGGATGGTAGTGGTGGTTATACCGGTTCAGTTGTAAAAGTAGATTGTTTTAATATTGGAGGATATTGGGTTCCTACAGGAAGTGAAACTCTTTGCCCTAAACAAACACGAAAAAATTGTTGTACATATCCTGGCGGAGTAAAAACTTTAACAACAAATATTACAGAGTGTCAATGCGTAAAAAATGTAGACAATCCTATATGGGTCGAAACAACAATAACTAGTGCCGGTCAATGTCCTGATTTATTTACGGGACTGGTTGGTGGAGGAGCATGTTGTCACTGGTATCAAGACGGCAACGATTACATCAACAAATGCGAACAGGTAAATTCGGAATTAGACTGTAAGAACTTGCATGATGGTGCTGCTGAGGGACTAAAATATTCTTTCTATCCTGGAAAATTTTGTGCGTCTCAAGACGGAGACGTAATATGTCATGGAACATATAAGGGCACAAAGGCCCAACAAGAAGAACTGGGGCCAGAGTGTGTGCCTGATACAGATCAAGAATGCTTTAAACAAGAAAATCTACTCGGAAATTGCTGTACACGACAAGACGATGGCAGTATATTGTGTAACATAACAACTAAAGAAGCATGTTCAGGATTTTGGAATTATTTTGGGTATGTTAAATCTTGTACATCTGGTTCTCTGTGTTCTGGAGTATATTTTCAACAGGTAGAAAATGGAATATCAAGTCCACCTACTGCTAGCTTTACTACACTAAACACTTCTACTAATATTTTAGAAAAAATACCGTCAATTGGTGAACTATATCAAGGCGGATTATTTGCTGGTATTTTTGAACCAGGAGTTTCTACAGTTTTAGGAAATAACACATCAGGCAGAGCTCAAACCTACAAGTCTATAAAAAATAACTACGGAACAAACAAACGAAGATGGATTATAATAGTTGCCCCAACAGATCTTGAAACTTTAAAATTTTACATGGCAAACACAAGCACATCGTCATATGATGGCTATCATAATCTAACACAAAAAATGATTAGTAATATTTCTAATCTAAGTATAAATGGATTTACAGATTGGTATATTCCCAGTAAATCAGAATTGGAATTTATTTCACAAAATCTTGATTATAATTATAGTACTACAGGATTTGAACCGTTGAATAAAGATTATTATTTGACTTCCACATTTTTTAATGTATCTTCTGGTAGTGCATTAAGTAATGCAAAATTAGTTTACGCTCAAAGAACAACACAAGAGAATTATGGAGATATATTTGTTGTTCCTGAAAATACTGCAGAACAAAATATTCGTTTAATTAGACGAATTGAATTGGGTACATAACATATATACTATTAGGAGTTTTTATTATGCAAAACAAAAAAGGTTGTGGTTGTTCCGCAAAAAAAGCTGGCACAGTTCAGTCCCCACCAACTCAAGCTACAGCAGAAACAGCAGGTATGCCTTCACCGGGAGAAATTGCTCCATCGGTTCCAAATATAGGATACATGAAATATCCAATTAAAACTGGAGTAGTCCAGCCAGCACCACAAAAACGAACTGCAGAAGTTTCTGGAGAAAATAAAGAAGTCAAGTTTCAAGAACGACAAGTAGAGTCTGCAAGTAATTTAAAAGAACAAATTGGTAAGAAAATTGGTATGGTACAAAGCTTTGCCAGTGCTCTTGCTTCCCGTGGTATTTCTAATGCTAAAATAAATAAACCAACAAAACAACTACGAGTTTTAAGTTGTTTTGGTAATAAAGAACAGGGTGGAGAACTTCCTCCATGCGAATACCTTAGAAAGAGCACAGTTTTAGCAGGTAAGCATTTTTGTGGTGGCTGTGGATGTGGTGATAAGCCACACACATGGCTTGTTGCTGAAGGACAAGAATACAGCAAACTAGATTACCCCCGTTTAAGCTGTCCTCTCAAGATGCCTGGTTTTACCAACTACGAGGCAAGCAAACCTGAAGAAGCAGGTCCTCCACCAACAAGGCGGCATTATATTGAAAATATAAACTATTCTGAGGTAGAAAAGATTTCAGTATCTTTGCCTCAAATGGAAAAGCCACCTGCGAGTAGCAGTGAACAAAAGTAAAATGTGAAATATATTTGGCCATAAATAATACTATATGGCCTCAATAACATCACGAGAAGATTTAATAAATTATTGTCTTAGAGAACTAGGTTCTCCCATTATAGAAATAAACGTAGACTGGCAGCAATGCGAGGATCGTTTAGATGAAGCATTATCTTACTTTAAAGAACGCCATTTTGATGGTGTTGAAAAGGTTTGGTTTAAGTACCAAATAACCCAAGAAGATATTACTAACAAGTATATTTCTACAGAAGATATAGCATCTCCTAATGGTATAGACGGTCCTACTGGAAAGGATATACTTTCTGTAGTTCGTGTTCATCAGTTCGGTAATTTTGCCAGCATGAACATGTTTGATATTCGTTATCAGATGGCTTTAACAGATTACTTTGGAATAAACAGAAATCTTAGTGGTGTTTATTCCATGGGTCTTGCCAATTACGATTCAACTAAACGTTATATAAAATTAATAGAAGATTTATTCCAACCCGAAAAAGCTATACGATTTAGTAAAGTAACTAATCGACTAAACTTAGACATGGATTGGGCTGAATTTAAAGTTGGAGATTGGATTTGTATTTTAGCATATGCTGCATTGGATCCAGAAACGTTTACAGAAATTTATAGCGATCGTTATCTAAAACGTTATGTAAAGGCTTTAATAAAAAGACAATGGGGAGCTAACATGTCTAAATTTGATGGTGTTCAGCTTCCAGGTGGTGTAACTATGCGTGGTGCTCAAATTTGGGCAGAAGGAAACGCAGAAGTTGCTCAAATTGAGCAAGAAATGATGTCTAGCTACGAGCTACCAATAGATTTCATGACAGGTTAATATGGCAACCAATCCCCATTTTAATAAGAATTTTAAAGAAGAGCAAGATCTGGTTGAAGATCTTACCATTGAAATTATTAAAACAATGGGACGGGACATGCTGTACATACCTAAAAAGTATGTAACACAAGATGAATTATTTGGTGAACAAAAAGGAAATTACTTCAAAGACGGTATTCCTATCGAAATGTATATAGATTCTGTGTCTGGATTTGAAGGTCAAGGAGATATTGCAACCAAGTTTGGTATTGAAATTCGTGATAACGTACTTTTAACGGTATCAAGAAAACGATTTGTTCAAGAAGTACAAACACGTTTTCCGGATATAACCAGACCAAAAGAAGGCGATCTGATATTTTTTCCTTTAGCTCGTGCACTATTTGAAATAAACTTTGTAGAGCACGAAAATCCTTTTTATCAACTAGGAAAACTGTACTCTTACAGATTAACTTGCGAACTTTACAACTACAATCAAGAATCGTTTACCACAGGCAATACTGATGTGGATGCTATCGTAACTGAACATCTTCCTGCAGATCTAACAGATGAGAATACTTTGTTAGATACTCTAGATAACAGCTTGATTGATTTCACAGAAACGGATCCGTTCTCGGAAGGTAACTACTAATGTTTACGTATTATAACAACGAATCTATTAGAAAATTAGTTATAGCCGTTGGAACGGTATTTAACAATATTCACGTTTATCAAAAAGATAAAGACAATCAAAACGTAGATTTTAAAGTTCCATTAACATATGCACCAAAAGAAAAATTTATAAAGCGTTTAACACATCCCAGCTCGATTAGTGACAGAACTCGTGTTGAAATTTCGGTGCCTCAAATGGCGTTTGAAATAATGGATGTTGTTTATGATCCTAGTAGAAAATTAAATAAAACAAATTTAAGACTAGATGGTGTTAGTGGAAATTCGTCCTTCTCTGAAGCTCCCTATAATTTTACGTTCGGTCTATACGCATACACTAGAAATATAGAAGAAAATCTACAAATAGTAGAACAAATATTACCACAATTTAATCCCGAATTTGTGGTTAGTTTGAATTTGACCCCTTTACACCAAAAAGTAGATATTCCTATAGTTTTACAAAAAGTAATATTAAGTCAAGAATATGAGGGGGATTTTGCTTCTAGAAGATCTATTATTAGCACATACCAATTTTTAGTAAAATCCTACGTCTACAACCGAGTAAAGACCGGCGTACAAACCATAAATACTTTCGACTTAGACGTTTTAGATCCTGCTGGTATTACATTCAATATACAATAAACATTATGAGTGACGATATTATTTCTAAATCATTGGGTATAGATTTTACCGGTAATATACAGCCAGTACAACAATCAGACGTATCTAAAGAAAAAAATTTAGATAAAGATTTTGAATACGCTAAAGATAACATAAAGATGTTAATATCTAATGGTTCTGAAGCAATAGAAGAAATATTAAAAGTAGCAAAAGCAGGAGACTCGCCTAGAGCATACGAAGTAGTATCTCAACTACTAAAAACTGTTGCGGATATGAATAAAGATCTTTTAGAGCTACATCAACGAGCAAAAGCTGTTAAAAAAGAAAATATAAACGTAAAAAATACAACCAACAACTCCATATACGTTGGTTCTACCAGTGAATTACAAGATTTGATTAATAAAGATCGTAGTCGTTCTAAGGCTTTAGACAGTCAAACATTTTTAGATAATAACAATGGGGTATAAAAAGAAAAACGGTTATCTGGGTAATCCCAATCTCAAAGAAATTGGAACACAGATAGAATTTACAAAAGAACAGGTGGAAGAGTATATAAAATGCTCTCAAGATCCTGTTTATTTTATTAAAAAATATATTAAAATTGTTACTCTAGATAAAGGTCTAGAGCCATTTCAGCTTTACGATTATCAAGAAGATATTGTAACTAAAATACAAAACAACAGATATGTTATAGCAAAACTTCCACGACAGACAGGAAAAACTACAACTATTGTTGCTTGGCTTGTTCATTATGTTGTTTTTAACCAAAATGTAAACGTAGCAATTCTAGCAAATAAATTAAAAACTGCAACCGAGATTATGAAACGCTTAAAGGAAGCGTATGAGTATTTGCCTAAATGGCTACAACAAGGAGTAATAGAATGGAATAAAACATCTATTGCTCTTGAAAACGGATCGCGTGTTATGGCATCTGCTACCTCTGCTTCTGCTGTCCGTGGTGGTTCTTATAACGTAATTTTCTTGGACGAGTTTGCTCACGTTCCATCAAATGTTGCTGATGAATTTTTCACATCAGTTTATCCAACTATTACTTCTGGTCAAACAACCAAAGTTTTAATTGTGTCAACTCCTAATGGTTTAAATATGTTTTATAATCTGTGGCAAGGGGCAACAAAACCATCAGGTCAAGAAGGAAAAAACGAATACGTTCCTATTGAAGTACACTGGAGTCAAGTGCCCTTGTATCCAGGTGGGCCACTTCGAGACTACAAATGGAAACAAAGAACTATTAAACAACTTGGTGGAGGTGCTGGCGGAGAACACAAATTCCAAAGCGAATACGATTGTGATTTTATAGGTTCTTCCAATACTCTTATATCTTCTGCTAAACTCCACGTGCTGTCTGCTAAAGCACCACAATACAGAACCAAAGAAGGTCTAACAGTTTACGAAGAACCTAAAGACGGAAGAATATACGTAATGACTGTGGACACGTCCAGAGGACAAGGAAACGATTACAGTGCGGCTGTAATGTTTGATATTACCGAAGCACCGTATCGTATTGTTGCAAAATATAGAAATAATATTGTTTCTCCCATGCTTTTGCCGACCATTATTGCCGCTTTTGGAAAAAAATATAATAATGCATATATTCTTGTGGAAGTAAACGATATTGGTGGTCAGGTTGCGGATATATTACATCACGATTTGGAATACGATAATATTCTTATGAGTATGAACAAAGGCCGTTCTGGAATGGTTTTAAATGGCGGATTTGGTAGAGGCGAATCGCTGTTTGGTGTAAGAACTACCGTAACTGTTAAAAAGTTAGGATGTTCTATATTAAAAAGTCTAGTGGAACAAGATAAATTAATTATAGAAGATGAAGATATTATAAAAGAGCTTTTATCTTTTATTGCAAAGTACAATACCTTTGCTGCTGATGACGGCCATACCGATGATCTGGTTATGTGCTTGGTTTTGTTTTCTTGGTTAACCAAACAATCGTATTTTAAAGAAATTACAAATATTGACATCCGAAAAGAGCTTTTTGACGGAGAAATTAAAAAAATAGAAGAAGAAGATTGGTTTAGCTTCGGTTTTATATCTACATATGATTCTGAGGAAGACCAGACTAAACTATGAAAATATATAAATAAAAGTGAAATTATAAGAGGAAACAATTATGGCCCAATTCACAGCAGCAACTATTTCCTTTGGTGGCCTAGTAAAAGCCCTTGGGACTACTAGTTCAAATGGAATAAATGAAAAAAGCACTGGAATTATGTTTGTTCAAGACAGTGCTGATCTTGTAAAAAGAACCAGCATAGCTAACGCATCTGGTCCTACTGGAAGCTGGTATGAGGATTGGTGGTCAGTATGGAATTATTTACAATATGGCATTGGAGCTTGCATCGTGGGCGGTACTGGTTCTGATGGCTGGACAAGCATAAGCGTAACTAATACTCCACTACACGCAACAGACAATGATTTTCATGTTATATTTAATTCTGGAGCTAATGATATTGCTATTGCTAAAGGAACAACTTCTAGTGCCCGAGCTGCTGTAAGTGTAGCAACCACCAGAAAAGACTGTTTTGCTCTCGTGGGCAATGCAGATAACATTCCTTCAACAGACGTTACTGCTGCATATGCTGATTGGTTTAACGATTTCGGTATCACTGCATCAGGAGATTGGGATCAATCAGGTGTAACTGCAGGAAATATTATCTTTGTTGGAAATCAAAAGAAATATATCAGAAACTGGAATAACACTATTAGTGGTGGTAGCAGCATAGGAGAAGCAAATCTTGCTGCAGACGTTGCTGGTTGTTTTGGTAGAGCCTATCTAGGGTACAATGAATGGACCGTTCCTGCTGGTGTAATTAAAGGCCGAATATTAAACTCAATTACACTCAAAACAAATTATACAAACGATAATTTAGCAGTGTTTGATGATATTCGAATTAGTCCAGTTATTACTCTTCCTGGTAGAGGGTCATTCTTCTTCGGAAATACCACAGCGGCAGACCCAACCAAGAGCAACTCTAATATTAGTTTCCAAGGAATTTTAAATTATCTAAGAAAGAAACTTTTAGATATTGCTCTGGCTCTTACATTTGAACCAAATAATGCTTCTACTAGGGCTTCATTCACTGCTCAGTCAGAAAATGTTCTAAGTTTTATCCGAGACTCTGGATCCATATCTAACTTTAGCGTTATATGCGATGCTAGCAATAATCCTACAGAATCGTCTAACTTGGTTGCACAGATAATAATAAATCCAGTAGACGCCATCGAAACAGTAACACTAACCGTAACAAACGGCAATGTAAACGAATCTTTTTCTCTATAATTTAAGTTAAAAAAAGAAATATATGCCAGTAAATAAAGCAACTAGTATACACGGATTTATAAACGGATTTCATGGTGGAACCAGACTTAATAGGTTTATGGTTACTTCATCTTGTCTGGGTATAAATCGGCCATACCACGTAAGATCTGCTCAAATTCCAGGTGCAGTTATAAGTTCTATAGGTTTAAATTGGTTTGGTAGAACCATAGAACTTCCCGGAGAAAGAGTATATCAACCATGGACTATAACCATACTGGACGATTATGGAACGGGTTACGAAGTGCACAGCAAATTTGAGTCTTGGAGTCATTCAATAGCAAATAAAAATACACACACACTGGTGGGTTTACAAAACGCATTTCAGGCTGGAGCTGCTCCTAATGGTCTTGGATGCCAATTTTTAGTAGAACAATTCAGAACAGACAGTGATCGTGTAGAAAAAGATTTTATCCTATACAATGCTTGGCCTGTTCAAATAGGACCAATAGAATTAGATCAAAGTAAAGACAATCAACTTGTTCAATTTTCGGTAACTTTAGCATACTCTCATTTTGTTTAACGATAGAAGGCATTAAAAATGCAAATTTCAAAAACAGTAGATTCTTTCTTAAATAATTTTAATGGCGGAAACAGAACAAACAGATTTGTTACTTCATTTTTGGCAGGATCTGTTGGTCCTGCAACAGAAATTGATGCAGGAACTAATGGCGGTCTTAATTCCGATGCTAAAGGTAGATTACAAGCATTATCTGTTGCTAATGGCAGTAATCGAGGATTACCAATTCATTTTAGAGCAACAAAAATACCAGACCTTACTATAGGAACTATACCTGTAAATTATAGAGGAAAAACTGTTCTTTTTCCTGGAGATCGTGTTATTTCTAACTGGGAAATAATTATTTTAGATGATCATAGTGACACTCCAGGAAATGAATCAAGTTTTAATGAACATTTACATAGAGCGTTTATGGACTGGTCTAATTCTATAGTACCAACAGACAGCCGATACGGAGTTCAAGACTTTTACGGTGCAACAAGATGGTCTTTATCCGGCGGTAATGTGTGGACGATAAATCAATTAGATACTTGGCCGGTTACTGGTGAAAGCAGTAGATCACCAGGAAGTAATATTGTTAGAACTTTTAAAATGTATAATTGTTGGCCAAAAGAAGTAGGACCTATTCAGCTAGATATGGCTTCTGACAATTCTATAAATTCTTTCCGAGTTGTTATGGCGTATACCCATATGGACGGATTTGATACTGGCAATGGTTCTGGTAGCTGGGACGGCACCAGTACTGCTGGTCAGGGATAATAAAAAGGTATAAATATTATATTATGGACATAGAATTATTTGGATTTAAATTAGGCAAAAGAAAACAAGAACCGGTAATTAAAGACGTTATTACACCTGAACCGTACGACGGTTCATACGTCCTTGAGACCGGTGGCGTATTTGGTACTTATGTTGATTTTTCTGGTGCAATGCGTGACGAAAACCAGATGGTTCAACATTATCGTGCAATGTCGTTGTACCCGGAGGTCGATGCTGCCATTGAGGATATAACCAACGAAGCCATTGTAATGGATCAAGACCGAAAGCCGGTTAAACTAAATTTAGATCATGTAAATCTTTCAGATACCATAAAAACAAAAATATATGCTGAATATAATTATATTCTTAGATTATTAGATTTTTCTAATAAAGCTCCAGATATTTTTAGACGTTGGTATATTGATTCTAAAGTATTTTTCTATAAAAAAGTTGATAAAAATGATTTAAGAAAAGGCATAGTAGAACTAGTTCCTATCGATCCTTTAAAAATAAAGAAAATACGAAAAGTAGAAAAGGATCGTCAATTACATTCTGGTATGGTTCCTTTTTCTCCAGTAAAAAATATAGAAGAATATTTTATATACGCAGACACTGATAAAGACGCAGCATTTCCAACTTCTACATCTGGTTGGAAAATTTCACCAGATACTATTGCGTACAACCATTCAGGTATAATAGACCAAACAACACGTAGAGTTGTTGGCTATTTACAAAAAGCTGTAAGACCTTTAAATCTGTTACGTCAAATAGAAGATGCAGTGGCCATCTATCGAATCTCTCGTGCACCCGAACGTCGTATATTTTACGTAGACGTAGGTAATCTTCCTAAACAAAAAGCAGAACAATATTTACGTGAAATTATGAATCGTTATCGTAATAAAGTTATATACGATCCAAAAACAGGCGAAATCAAAGACGACAGAAATCACATGAGTATGTTGGAAGATTTTTGGATGCCACGTCGTGAAGGCGGTCGTGGAACCGAAATTAGTACGCTTGATGGTGGTCAAAATTTAGGACAGATGGAAGACGTGCAATATTTGTTACAAAAATTGTATCGTTCTCTTAGCGTTCCTATTTCTCGTATGATGCCAGATAGCGGGTTCAATATGGGCCGTTCAGCTGAAATCACAAGAGACGAAGTTAAATTTAATAAATTTATAGATCGACTTCGACAAAAATTTAGTTCTCTTTTCTTGGATCTACTAAAAACTCAAGTTGTATTAAAAGGATTAATGACTGAAGAAGATTGGAACAGAATCAGTCCTGATATAACCTTTAGATTTAATCAAGATTCCTATTTTACTGAACTAAAAAATAACGATATTCTTGCAGAACGTCTAAACATCATTGCTGCTGTTACACCTTATATCGGTAAATTCTTTTCTGAAGAATTTGTTCGTAAAAACTTCTTGAAACAGTCAGAAGAAGATATTTTAGAAATCGACGCACAAATAAATAGAGAAGCACAGAGACAGTTAGAAGCACAAGAACAGCAAGCGTATCAACAAATGCTAACCGGTCAACAACCAACTGACCAAGAAAATCAAGAAGAGGCACCACCACAATGAACCATTTAAGTAAAGCAATAAATATGATTCTTCGTGGTGATGTAAATAAGTTTAAAAATATTTTAGAAGAAGCTTTAAGGGATCGAGCTGCTTTGTTTTTAGAAGCAGCGTACAAAGAAGAAAGTGAAAATATTCTTAAAAATATTGAAATAATAAAAGAAAATCTGAAAAATCCTATTTTAGAGATCAAAGAAACACAAGAATTTACGGTTCCTTCTGTTCATCATACTAAAGACGGTAAAACCATAACTTTAACAGAAGAACAAGTAAATTCCATCACTAAACTATACAAAAGTCTAAATAATTCCAGTAAAGAAAGACTTTTAAAACTATTGTCAGAATCTGAAGATTCTATAAACAGAATAATAAATTTAGCAAAATTTGAGAGGAACAAAAAATGATAAACGACTCAGCAAAAAAGATTTTCAACCTAATATCTGAAGATAACGTTGCGGCTGCACAAACAGAAATAAAGCAAGAACTAACAAATAGACTTTCATCTCTATTAGATGCTAAATTTGAAGAATTTGCTTCAACCATATTTGAAAGCAAGCACAAGAAAAAAGAAAAGATGGCAGATAAAGATTATGATGGCGATGGAAAAGTAGAAAGTGCAAAAGATGAAGTATGGGGCAGCAGAAAGAAAGCCGCTAATGCTGAAGGCCGTTGGTTAAAAGAAGAAACGTATTGCGAAGACGGCGAATGTGAAGAAAAAGAAGACTCAGAAGAGATGGAGGATTCAGAAGATGTGGAAGAGAGTGAGGAGCAATACGAAGAAGAAGAAGAAAGTAAGTCCGACAAAAAAGGCGGTAAGAAATCAAAGAAGATGGATGAAGAAGACGAAGAAGAGGAAGACTGATGAAGTTAATAACAGAAACAATTGAACAAGTAAACTTTTTAACTGAAGCTGCTCCAGAAGGTGGCAAAAATTATTTCATTGAAGGCACCTTCATGCAAGCAGATACACTCAATAGAAATAAAAGAGTATATCCTAAACACATTTTGCTAAACGAGGTTAACCGTTACAGCAAAGAATATGTAGAAAATAATCGTGCTTTTGGTGAACTAAACCATCCATCGGGCCCCACCGTAAATTTAGATCGTGTTGCAATAATTATTAAAGAATTAAACTGCAATGGTGTGGATGTACAAGGAAAAGCAAAAGTTATGAGTACCCCAATGGGCGAGATTGTTAAAAACCTTATCAATGAAGGTGCTCGTCTTGGCGTTTCAACTCGTGGTATGGGTTCGTTAAAGGCCAGAAACGGCTACAACGAAGTTCAACCAGACTTTATGTTATCGGCTGTAGATATTGTAGCAGATCCATCTGCTCCTAATGCGTTCGTAAACGGAATCATGGAAGGCAAAGAATGGGTTTGGAACAATGGTATTTTAGAAGAAATGTACATTGAAGAATATAAAAAAGAAATTAAAAGAACATCTTCTAAAAATTTGGAAGAAAAGGGCATCAAGCTTTTTGAAAATTTCTTAAAGAGACTTTGAATGTTATCGTATAAGCAGTATATAACCTTATCTCTTCTGTATGAGCAAAGTGGCGTGACAGGTGCTACTGCAACACCACCTCCGCCTCCAGCATCATTTACCCCAACTTCAGGTGCCACAGCAGGCCCTGCTCCTACTGGTTTAAGCAATCTTGGAGGTGGTACACCATCTTCAATTCCTAGAGGCCCATCCCAAGATCCAAATTTTAGTCCGTTACGTCTTGCTGGAGCAGGATTAGGACTCATCAAGCCCGCATCAGAGTATGCTGCAGAAACAACAGGCAGGCTGTCTGGTCTGGGGTATAGCACTCAAGGTGTAGTTAACCGATTTAATACTTATAAAAATTTAGGAAATATTCTCTCTTCGGGAGGAAATATAGTAGCTGGTCTATCTGGTATGGTTTCTTCTTCTGCCAGACCTGCAATTGAAAAATTTGGTCAATTGATGGGTGGGGCGGGCGGAGCAATATCTGGAATTTTAGGTAAGAGTGGAAAATTTGGTGATGAATTTGCAACAGTTATGACAGCTGCTTTATACGATCCTAGAGCAGCAGGAGAGCTGGGATATACAGAAAATATGTCTGGTTTGTCTGGTGCTCCTGGAACATTTGATCCAATGGATGTTATTAAACCACCCACACCTAGAACTACTCCTTAATAAACGTAAAAAAATAATTTTATAAATAATACAGTATAGAGGAAAACCTATGGCAAAACAAACAAAACAAGTAAGACCTGTCGTTATGGACGCAACTGGAAAAGGCGATTTTGATACTACCGGTAAAGGATCTATGTTAGGCACTCTTGATGCTGGAAATCCTAATGCTACTCCTGTAGCAAACATGGGTTCATTACGTCCAGCCAGCGTACCACCAGGTCCAGGCGGAGAAGCTAAACAACTAGGAGAGAATGCAATCGAATCTCTCTTTGGTGAAGCTGATTTAACAGAAGAATTTAAGAACAAGGCTTCAGTAATTTTTGAAGCCGCTGTTTCTGAGAGAGTTGAAACCATTCGTGAACAACTCCTACAAGAAACTTCTGCTCTAATGGAAGAAGAAGTAGTTAAAGTAGTAAATGAACTTGCTACCAAACTAGACGAATACCTTTCATACGTTGTAGAAGAATGGATGGAAGAAAATAAACTAGCTGTAGAAGGTGGTATTCGCACAGAAATCACCGAGAGCTTTATGAAGGGACTAAAGTCTCTGTTTGAAGCTCACTACGTTGAAGTTCCAGAAAACAAACACGATATTCTTGAAGATCTTTTTGCAGAAAATCAAAAGCTTGAAGAATCTCTAAACGAACAAATTAAAAACAACGTTTCACTAAAGAAAGATATTCTAGAAAGTGCTGCTAAGTCTGTTTTCTTAGAAGCCACTGCAGATCTTTCAAGAGTGGACGCTGAACGTCTTGCTTCTTTAGTTGATAATGTCAATTACAGCAATATTGATGAGTTTGCCAACAAGTTAACAATTCTCAAAGAGAACTACTTAAAGGCTGCTCCAGTTGCTGCTAAAGAGCCAGAAGTATTAACCGAACAAAGGGCTCAAGTAGCATCTACCGGCCCCATGTCTGCGTACGTTACTGCCCTTTCACGTCAACTTAAAAAAGTCTAATTTATAAATAAATCTAAACCAAGGAGAAAACAAATGGATTTTAATAGTACAACCCCCTACGACACACTCGTAGAAAAATGGAATCCTCTACTAAGTCACGAGGCACTTCCAGAAATTAAAGACTCATATCGTAAGAAAGTTACTGCTGTTCTACTCGAAAACCAAGAGAAGGCTCTTCGTGAGCAATATCTCACCGAAACCCCAGCCAACAACATGGGCGGTGGTGGTTTCTCAGTAACTCCAGCAGGCTCAGGCACTCAAGGTCAACTAGCTGGTTACGATCCAATTCTAATCAGCCTAGTTCGTCGTAGCATGCCAAACCTCATGGCCTACGATCTAGCTGGCGTTCAACCAATGAATGCTCCAACCGGCCTTATCTTTGCTATGCGTAGCCGTTATAGCACCCAAGGCGATAAGACTTGGACTGGTTTAGATCGTCAAAAGGGTGGTCCTGGTGGTCTTGGCCGCGAAGCTTTATTCGGTGAAGCATTTGCCAAGTTCGGTGGTTCGGGTGGTACTGCTAACGGTGCTGCATTCTCAGCTACCGGTGGTATCAACCCAGTAGGTGCCAGCGGTTCATTCGGTTTCAACGGTGCTGATGGCGTATCTGATGGTATTCGTAACAGCGGATTCGACATGAACGATTTCCGTGGTATTCTAACAGATCGTGCTGAACAACTAGGCGAAGCTGGTGGTTCATACGCTTTCCAACAAATGGCATTCAGCATCGAAAGAACTGCTGTAGAAGCTAAAACTCGTGCTCTAAAGGCAGAGTACACCACTGAGCTAGCTCAAGACCTCAAGGCCGTTCACGGTCTCGATGCTGAGAGCGAACTCGCTAATCTACTTAGCACCGAAATTCTTCACGAAATTAATCGTGAAATGATATACACCATCTATCGTGTAGCTAAAGCAGGTGCTCAACACAGCGATCTTACCACTCCAGGTGTATACGATCTCAACACCGACTCTGACGGTCGTTGGAGTGCAGAACGCTTCCGTGGTCTCATGTTCCAAATTGAACGTGAAGCCAACACCATTGCCAAGGATACTCGTCGCGGCAAGGGTAACTTCCTAGTTTGCAGTAGTGACGTAGCTTCGGCTCTCGTCATGGGCGGTTTCCTAAACCTCACCCCAGCTGTTCAAACTCAACTAGAAGTTGATGATACCGGCAACACTTTTGCTGGTGTTCTTAACGGCAAGTTTAAGGTCTATATCGATCCTTATGCTCAACTAGGTGCAGACTTTGCTGTAGTAGGCTACCGCGGTGCAAGCCCCTACGATGCTGGTCTCTTCTACTGCCCATACGTTCCGCTACAAATGGTACGTGCAGTTGACCAAAACACTTTCCAACCCAAGATTGGATTCAAGACTCGTTACGGTATGGTTGCTAACCCCTTCGCTGAAAGCACTGATATCAATGCTCTTGGCGGTAACCAATACTACCGTATCTTCAGAGTTAAGAACCTTCATGGTAACACTGGTTTCGGTCTCTGATCTGAAGTTTAACTAAATCTAACGCTAAGGGCTCCCCCTAAAAAGGGAGCCCTTTTCGTTTACCTAAATAATATTATGTCAAGTCCAGAATCACATAACGGTATTTTAACTAATTATTTTCAATTTCAATTAGAGCGAGTACCTAATATAGTTTATTTTTGTCAGGCTGTAAATTTACCCGGCATCAAAAAATTTGAATTTGACCAACCAACAGTTTTAAGTCATCCTATAAGAAGTCCTGTAGGAGCTATCAGATTTGACGATCTTATAATGGCATTTAAAGTTGATGAAGATTTAACCAATTGGTTGGAAATTCATACATGGATAACTCAAATGAGTCATTATGAAGACGATTACAGCACCATTACGCGTTGGGATACTCAAAGAAGTAATGGAAGACTACTAATAACAAACAGCAGTTATAAACCAAAAATTAAAGTAGAATTTAGAAAAATGTTTCCTATAGAATTAAGTGGAATAAATTTTACGTCAGTTTCTCCAGATTCAGTAGAAGCAATTGCAACCGTTAAATTTGCATATTCTAATTATTCTATTGAAAGACTTGTAAATCCTTAATATTGGTGTATAATATAATTATGAATTTTGAAGACCTTAAAAATATGATAAAAGAAGATATCGGTATAAACGACACCGAATTAGATCGAGAATCTTCAAGAACCCCTCAACTACACAATAAGTATCTTAATTTTTTTATGGATGAAAAATTACGTCTTAAGAAATTAGAAAGCGAACAAGCAGTTCTTCGACGCAACAAATGGTTATACTATACTGGACGTATGAGCCAAGAAGAATTGACTCAGCTAGGCTGGGAACCATTTGAATTAAATGTATTAAAAACTGAAGCAGACGATTTAATAACATCAGATCCAGATTGGATCAAACTGGATGAACGCGTTTCTTTTCAAAAAGAAAAAGTAAATTATCTAGAAAATGTAGTTAAAATTATAAACAATCGTCAATGGCAAATACGTGCTATGATTGATTGGCATAAATTTACTCAAGGAGTTTAATGGCAGATTTAAAGATCACTCAACCAGATTCTGTTATGATAAAAGTTGATTGTGATCGTTCTCTTGCTAGAGAACTGAACGGATATTTTACGTTCAGTGTTCCAAATTTTCAGTACACTCCTGCATTCAAGAAGAAACTATGGGACGGTAAAATACGTCTTTTTAATCTGTATACTCAAACTATATTTGCAGGATTGACGGATCATGTAATTAAATTTGCCAAAGACCGTGGTTACACATGGGATTTATCTTTATCTGTTTATGATAAACCAAAACCAGAAGATGTCAACTCTTTTATAGCCAAATTACCTCTATCTGTGGGTGGCAAAGCTATAACCCCCTACGATTATCAGGTAGAGGCCGTACAACACGCCCTAGAGCATTCTAGGGCCCTTCTCGTGTCTCCTACGGGGTCTGGTAAGTCTATGATGATATACCTTCTGTGTAGATGGATGTTAGATCAAAATTCAACCGGTAAAATTTTAATTATTGTACCAACAACCAGTCTTGTAGCACAGATGTTAGCAGATTTTAGAGAATACTCTAAACAAGATACTTGGAAAGCAGACAGAAATATTCATACAATTATGGCTGGAAAAGATAAAGTATCCAGCAAAAGAATTATAATATCCACTTGGCAAAGTATATACAATCAGCCATACGATTATTTTGATGATTTTATTGGAGTTTTTGGTGACGAGTGCCATTTGTTTAAAGCAAAATCACTTTCATCGATTATGAGTAAAGCCAAAAAAACCAAGTACAGAATAGGAACAACAGGCACTCTAGACGGCACACAAACTCACAAATTGGTGATTGAAGGATTGTTTGGTCCAACATATCACACAACAACTACAAAAAAATTAATAGATCAAGATCTGTTATCAAGTATTAGTATTGATTGTTTACAACTTCAATATTCGCAAGAAGATATAGAAACAACAAAAAAAATGTTATATTCTGACGAAATTCGATGGGTAGTCAGTAATTCTAAAAGAAACAAATTTATTCAAAATCTTTGTAGTAAACTTAATGGAAATACTTTAGTTCTTTTTAATTTTGTTGAACTGCAAGGAAAACCACTCTACGAAATGATAAAAAATTCTACAAATAAACCTGTGTATTTCATACACGGACAAACTGAAGTAGAAGAAAGAGAACAGATCAGAAAGATTATGGATTCAGGAACAGATGCTATACTTATTGCATCTTATGGTACCTGCTCTACAGGCATAAATATAAGAAACATTCATAATATTGTTTTTGCCTCTCCTTCTAAATCAGTAATACGTATTTTACAATCTATAGGAAGAGGATTACGAAAGAGTGAATCAAAAGTTCAAATGAAGTTGGTTGATATAGCTGATGATCTTCGTTACAAGAAACAAGTCAACCATGGAATGAATCACTTGTATGAACGATTAAAAATATATACTAATGAAGGGTTTCCATACAAATTGATAAGTATACAACTACCAAAGGAGTCTCATGAAACATTATAAAATTTTAAAACTAAAATCAGGGGAAGATTTAATTGGAACTGTTCGTCTAACAAAAGACGGAACAATTAAAATTCATAGACCCATGGTTTTTAAGTCGATGGTTACACAAGATCTTTGGGGTGGTATGCGTGAAGTGTTTATGTTAAAAGATTGGCTTTTATTATCAGAAGATAAAATTGCTGTGTTAGATAAAGCATCAATTAATACTATAGTTAATGCTTCTAAAGAAATAAGCAGTCTTTATGATGCAGAAAAACTTAAAGATGATGCTTCTCCATTAAAGCCAAAAAGATCACAAGTAATGCCAGAATTACCCGATCTTGGGCCAAATCCAATAAACGATATACAGAGACATCTAGAAGAGATGATAGCAAGATCAGAAAAGATGGCGGAAGAAGAATCTAACTTAAAAGATCTTGCAAAACCCAAAAAAGGTGATAAAATGGTGTTTATGAACCTAGTATTTTCGCCTGATGTTATTATTGAGTTACTTCGATCTGGACTATTAGACCGAAAAGAATTAGGCGAAATGATTAATGAAATCACCAATGAAAATGGCGAAGGTATGAATCCTGACAAATTTACTGGTGATAAGACAGATAAGAAGGATTTAGGAAATGATTGGACGGATTGGCCCGCTGATCCTAACTCTGAAGACTACAAATAACCTATTCTTCTTTTTACTCAGACAATATATTATAACAGGAAATTTACATCATGTCAAATAGAAAATCTAAAAAATCTAAAGAAAGCAAAAAAGAAGAAAATTTACAACAAGTAATAGAAAAAGAAGTTAACGAAGACCATTACGTAAACAACAAAGAATTTTTATCAGAAATGATAAAATGGAAAAAGGCAATACGAGAAGCAGAAGAAAGTGATGATCCTAAACCACCAGTATCAGATTACATCGCAACTTGTTTTTTAAAAATAGCAGAACGACTATCTTCAAAATCTAATTTTATAAATTATCCGTATAAAGAAGAAATGATAGGTGATGGTATAGAAAATTGTTTGATGTACGCTCACAATTTTAATCCCAGAAAATCTAAAAATCCATTTTCGTATTTTACACAAATAATATACTATGCTTTTTTACGAAGAATAGAAAGAGAAAAGAAACAAGCATACGTAAAATTGAAAATGACAGAAAATATGGATGATGGAACAATACATAAATGGTTTAAAGAAAACTACTTTGAAAAAGAATCACCACGAGAAGCACTAAGCGAATTATTTCAAATATCAGAACGAGATATAGAAAAGTACGAACCAAAGAAACGAAAGAAGCGTAGAAAGAAAACATGATACAGGACTTTAATCCATCCGATCCTTTCAATAATGAAGAATTTGAATTTGAAGCAGTAGAAGAACACGATCTAGAAGCTGTTGATGATACTATACAGACTGCTTATAAAAAACAAATGTCTACTATAGAAAAATTAATTCTTCCTCTGTTAAATAATTTGATGAAAAATTCTACAGTAGAAACCATAAAATGGCCAAACAGAGAAGCAGCAATTAAAACACAAATATCTAAGATAACAGCGATAACAAGAAATCCTTTAAATTATTAATTATGAAAATTGCAATTATTGGCGATACCCACTTTGGGGCACGAGGAGATTCTCCTCTTTTTCTAAATCATTTCCTTAAGTTCTTTGAAGAACAGTTTTTTCCGTATCTTAAAGAGCACGGTATTACCAAGGTTCTTCATTTGGGTGATCTGTTTGACCGTCGAAAGTTTGTAAATTTTAATACTTTACACCACACCAAGAAACGATTTATTGATTGGTTTGATGCTAACGGTGTAGAGCTTCACTGTATTCTTGGTAATCATGACGTGTTTTACAAGAATACAAACCGGTTAAATTCTCCCAAAGAAGTGCTGGCAGAGTGTCATGCATCGTTTCATCTGTATGAAGACGCAGAAGAAGTGTGTTTTAATGGTGCAACCATTCTGATGGTTCCGTGGATTAACGAAGAAAATAAAGACCGATTCATGCAAAAGATTAAAGACACCAAAGCAACTATTCTGGCAGGCCACCTAGAATTAAGTGGTTATGAAGTTATGCCCGGTGTAAAGTTTGGTGAAGGTATGGACGACAAGTTCTTAGAAAAGTTTGATTTAGTTTTATCTGGTCATTTTCACAAAAAGAGTTCTAAAGGCAATGTGCATTATTTGGGCACACAATACCAGATGACTAGTATTGATACCAATGAAATCAAAGGATTTCATACCTTAGACACAGAAAATCGTGAATTAAAATTTATTCCAAATTCTATGAAAATGTTCTATAATGTAGAATGGAGAAACGGAACACTTATTCAAGACTTTGATCCTTTAAAATATAAGGGAACTTATGTAAAGGTAATTGTCTATGAAAAAAAGAGTGAAACAAAATTTGACCAATTCATAGATATGTTGTATGCTGCAGAACCAGCTAGTGTTAGTATTATCGAAGACCTTAGTGATAAAAATAAAGAAGAGACCGATCTGGATATTTCAGAAGATACTCTTAGTTTAATTAATAGAGAAATCGACAATATGGAAGCCGAGAATAAAGAAGAACTTAAAAATATTGTTCGTGAAATCTATATGGAGAGTCTGGATTGATAACATTCAAGACTGTTCGTTTTAAAAACTTTGGTTCTTTTGGTAATACATTTACTGAACTTCAGTTAAATAAAAACAACACAACTTTAGTGTGTGGCTCTAACGGTAACGGTAAGTCGTTTGCGTTTCTAGACTCTATTAGCTTTGCACTGTTCGGAAAACCGTTCCGTAACATGAACATTCCTCAACTGGTAAACAGCATTAACAAGAAAAATTGTGTTGTTGAATTAGAGTTTAGTATCGGAAAAACAGAATATAAAGTTGTTCGTGGTCTAGCACCCAAAGTATTTAAAATTTATAAAGATGATGAGCTGGTAAATGAAGACGCTAAGAGTAAAGACTACCAAAAAATCCTAGAAGAACAAATTGTGGGCATGAACCATAAAACGTTCTCTCAGGTGGTCGTGCTTGGCTCGTCTTCGTTTATTCCGTTCATGCAGTTAACACCTGCAGATCGCCGTCTTGTTATAGAAAACATTCTAGATATTGGTATTTTTTCAGAGATGAACGGCGTGTTAAAAACCAAGATCGGCACTGCTAAAGGTAACTTGCAAGCCGTGGAGTCTGAGCTATTATTGGTAAATGAGAAAGTTTCTGCAACCAAAGAGGTATTAGAGTCGTACCAACGCAATACATCAGATCGCGTGGCTGATCGTAAAAAAACCTTAGAAGAAAACACAGAAACAATCAAAACTCTATCTAAAGAAATTAAAACACTCCAGAAGAGCATGAAGGAACTGGAAACAGAGATAGAACCAGGAGATCAAATAAATGCGGAACTTAAGAAACAGCAGATCGTTCTCTTTAAACTCGAAAGCACCCTTGAAAGCGTACAAACGGATATCCAGTTCTTCGAAAAGAACCACAGTTGTCCGACTTGCAAGCAAACCATCAGTAAAGAACACAAAGAGACAGTCATTGCCGAAAAGTCTGAGAAGGCCAAAGAGCACCATCGCTCGCTGGACCGCATAAAAGAAGCTATAAACATGTCTAAGAATAATCTGAACAAGATTATAAGTGTTCAGAATAAACTTAACGACTTAATTATCAAGGCTTCTGCCAAAGAACAAACGGTAGAGTCTCTGATAAAACTAAACGAAAAGTTGGATCAAGAGATGATGACCGTTGTAGAGACCGCAGACACTCAATCCAAAATTCAAGATGCACAAGATCGTCTTTCTGATCTTCTATCTAAACAAGGAAAACTTTTGGAAAAGAAACAGAAAGCACTTGACACGCTTCGTTCATATGATAAACTGGTGTTCTTATTTAAAGATAGCGGAATCAAAGCCAAGATTGTAAAATACTATATTCCGCTTATTAACAAGTATGTAAACAAGTATCTGAATAGTATGGATTTCTACGCTAACTTCCATCTGGATGAAGAGTTTAATGAAGTTATTAAGAGCCGCCATCGTGACGAGTTTTGTTATGAATCGTTTAGCGAAGGCGAGAAAATGAGAATCGATCTGGCATTGCTTCTGACATGGCGAGAGATCGCAAAGTTGAAGAACAGTGTCAATACTAATCTGCTTATTCTGGATGAAGTTTTTGATTCCAGTTTGGACAGTGGTGGAGTGGATGAACTGATGAAACTACTATCTAGTTTTGGAGTACGAACAAACGTGTTCGTGATCAGCCATAAGACTGATCAACTACTAGACCGATTTAACAATGTGATTCAACTAGAAAAGAAAAAGAACTTTAGCCGACTTGTATGAAAAACTTATCTAAACGATCTTCTGTAATTTTTAAGTTTCCGGAATGTTATAAAGACAATCCAAAATTATTAGAACAACGTGCCCAAGCAGAAGATAAAAAGAAAACAGAACAAGATAAAAAATTCTTGTATTGGTACAAGCAAGAAATGAAAAGAAAGGGATACAAGGTATCTAAAAATATAGGAAAACAGCCCATGATAAAAAAACAACTGTATAAAAAGTATGTGTTAGACGAAAATAATCTTCCTGTTAATGGACTGCGTGTTTCATTTCCAACCCGAAGAAACATCAGAAAGATACGCGAAGAAGGATCAAAACGAGGAATACGTAATATGAAATCAACATATTATGGTCATTATATCAGCGTTCTTCCTCCAGAACTAATAAATAAAGAAAATGTGGATTGGTTGAATTTACATGAAGCGGTTCGTGAACCATTGCCTCTTCCCATCAATGAACTGTATCAATGTCCAGAAGAACCAAAACAAGAACCACTAAAGGTAGACACTAAGAAGTGGGCCGCTTGGGCAAGAAAACTGTGAAAAAGAAAAAGAAAAAAGTGTCACGCCGTATTGGTCGTGGTGATTCTGTAGACTCTCTAATCATGGGCAGTGAGCCTGTGTGGAAGGATGCAGATAAACTAACACCAGAAGAACTGGATACCAAGATTCTACGAGCAATCAACTGGTACAGTTATTCATGCGATAATAACATGTGCAAGCCATGGGTTATTGACTGGATGATGAAGAACGGATATTCCAAGAAAGATATCAAGGCTGCAGCAGCATGTGATATTAATGCCATGGAATTTATCTATATTGGCAGTCGCTGTCGTATCATGAATCTTGGTGGTACGCTTCGTCCAGAAACCGTAGACATGGTAAAAAAGAATGTGGATCAAATCATTCACCAAGGGCTGACTCGTCCAGCCAAAATCGAAGATCCTAACAAAGAGAAAGTGAATGTCCAAGAACGTATTGCCAAGAAAAGTATTGAATACATGGCGGTTATTGAAGGACGGGTTGATCAACTTTACGGTTTGGCTGTTAAGGATCAATTAAAGAATACGGATCACGAAGAATGGTTGCGTGGTGAAGGTATAAAACCTGTACACTTTAAGAAATTGGCCAAAGTACTAGAGCCCCACATCAAAGAACTAAAGGTTGCATATAAAGGTCAAGATCCAGATCTAAAACAAGGATTTGATTTTCTCGGTAAGCGTAAGATCAAACAAATGATAACTACTTTAGAGGAATTTAAAGACATTTTAAATGGCTAATTACGGAACAATTTTTAAAGTAGTAGACGCTACCGGAAAGTGCATACAATACTCGAAAGGAGATATTGTATATAAAAATGGAGAGGCATATATTGCAAGTCGTGATCCGGATATTTGCAAATCTCCTGAGCATAAAAATTCTGGTTGGGAGCCTCTTCAAAACGAAAGAAACGGAACAGCTGTTACATTTTTTAATTCGACGACGCCTCCTGCACGAATAATTCAAGGGGATGAGTGGTTTAATCCAGATACGGGAAAATTATACAAATATATTAAAGACAATGATTCTGAACAATGGGTACAAATCTTTTGACTTTTAGTTTTTATGTGGTATATTTAAATCATGTTACTTATTGACAACAACCAGATTATTCTGGCTAATATTTTTCAAGCAGCAAAAGACGGCGAACCTCTAAACGAGGATTATGTTCGTCACACTGTGCTGAATTCGTATCGTAAATATCACACCAAGTTTCGTCAGTACGGAGAAATGATTCTTTGTAATGATGGAAATAACTATTGGCGTAAGAACGTATTTCCATATTACAAGGCTAATCGCAAGAAGCAACAAGAACTTAAGAAGGATGAATGGAAAGCGGTATTTGAAGTACTAGACACCATTCGTGATGAGGTAAAGGAAGTATTTCCGTATCCTAGTATTCGGCTTCAAGGAGCCGAGGCCGACGATATTATCTACACTCTGTGCAAAACACATTATCAAACTGAAAAGGTGCTTATTGTGTCTAACGACAAAGATTTTCAACAACTACAAATCTTTCCAAATGTGGAACAATATAGCCCTACCACAGATAAATATCTTGTGTGTTCAGATCCTCGCGGATTCCTTTTTGAACATATTATAGGTGGTGATTCTAGTGATGGTGTGCCTAATATGCTTAGTGACGATGATACTTTTGTGGCAGACGGTAAGCGACAAACGCCGATGACGCAGAAGCGTATTGCACAACTAAAGAAAGATGCTGAAAGCTCTGAATTTTATGAAAATGCTAAATATATCAGGAACAGCAGATTGATTGACATGAGTAATGTACCACAAGATTTACAACAACGCATCTTAAACACATACAATAGCCAGAAAGGAAAAGGCAGAGACAAGCTGCTTCAGTATTTTATTGATCATCGACTGAAGAGCCTTATGCCACACTTAGAGGAATTTTAATGTATACTCCAGAACCTGAATCAGAATACGAACGTTGGCGACGAGAACAAAAAGAAGCAGCAGCCCGACGAAAGAAAAAGCGTGGCCGCAAACCCAATCAACAAGGTTGGTTGAATGACTTGCGACACGGTTACACATCTGAAGGGGAAGATTTTGAGAACTTTGAACGATTTAACAAATAAAGGATTTTTATATTATGACACAAGCGACAACAACAATTTCTAAAGACACACTGAACATTCTTAAGAATTTCAGTGGTATTAATTCTAACCTGTACGTAAAGGCTGGATCTAAACTTACTACCATGTCTCCCACAAAGAATATCATGGCAGAAACCACTGTGGAAGAAACATTTGATACCGAGTTTGGTATCTGGGATCTAAACAAACTTCTGGGTGTTATTTCTTTGTTTCAAGATCCAGAACTACAGTTTCATGAGAAGTATGTCACAATCACTGGCAGCAGTGGTTCCACTGTAAAGTATTATTATTCAGATCCTAAGCTGTTATCATATCCCACAAAGAGCATCAAGAAAGTTGATGCCGCTGTGGAGTTTGATCTAACCAGCGATGATATTCGTGAACTACAACGAGCATCAGCAGTTCTAGGAAATCCAGATCTGTCTTTTGTTTCCAAGGATGACAAGGTAGTTGCTATTATTCGTGATCTGAAAGATCCTACTTGTAACACATTTAGTATTGAAGTAGGTGAAAATACTAATGAAGCAGACTTTACCTTTAACTTCAAGATGGAAAACATGAAGATGCTTGATGGTGATTATCACGTGGCACTCTCTAAGAGTGTTATCGGTCAGTTTAGTCACGCCAGCCGTCCTCTAACTTATTGGATTGCTATGGACGCAACCAGCACTTACAAGGAGTAAAATGATTACAGCAAACGACGCTATTGGACTGCTGGTAGAAAAGTATCGACCAGCAATCATTGATCACTGTGTGCTTCCTCAAGATCTCAAGGACACGTTTAATGCTATTGTGGAGTCTGGAGAGTGTCCTAATCTGCTCCTAGCAGGCAAGCCCGGTATGGGCAAGACCACGGTGGCTAAGGCTCTGTGTACACAACTAGGTGCAGATCATATCCTAATCAATTGCTCTGAGGATGGTAATATCGACACTCTGCGAACCAAGATTCGTCAGTTTGCCAGTACCGTGTCACTGTCTGAAGGAGCCAAGCAGAAGATTGTGATTCTGGACGAGTTTGACTACTCTAATGCCCAGAGCATTCAGCCTGCCCTTCGAGGAGCTATTGAGGAGTTTGCCAAGACGTGTCGGTTTATCTTGACCTGTAACTACAAGAACCGTATCATTGAGCCTATCCATTCTCGTTGTACGGTTATTGACTTTAACTTCCCGTCCAAAGAACGTCCAGAACTAGCCAAGGAATTCCTAGCCCGTTGTCAGGCTATTCTGGAACTGGAAGGCATTGAATACGATCTTAAAGTATTGTCTAAAGTTGTTGCTAAATATTTTCCGGATTTTCGTCGTACATTAAATGAGCTCCAGCGATACTCTTCTGCTGGTGTTATTGATATTGGAATTTTGAGCACGGCAGGAGAACTCAACATCAAGGAACTGATGGGATTCCTGAAGACTAAAAACTTTACAGAGATCCGTAAGTGGGTAGCCAACAACCTTGACAACAGCCCTCAGGATGTGTTTAGGAAGGTCTACGATGGCTTATACGAGCATTTAGACCCTAAGAGTATTCCTCAGGCGGTTGTGGTTATTGGCGAGTATCAATACAAGACGGCATTTGTGGCCGATCAAGAGATCAATCTGTGTGCGTTTATGGTGGAACTAATGATGAACTGCGAGTTTAAAGAATGAACCCTTTTGACTTCTTAAATTCCATAAATCAAACAAAAATTTCACTTATGGACGAAGACCCCGGGTGTGAACGGGAGTACAATCCGTTTCTAGCCAATCGCGGTCTTTCGTACTTTTCTGATACCATCTTTCTGGCAAACGAAATGAACCGCCTACCCGGTCTGGGTAAAAAGCTTCAATACGACTTTCTTCTGGTGTCTGTTCGAGCACGTAAACGATACAGCAAATGGATCAAGGATGAGTCCAACGAGCGTATAGATGCTTTGAAGACTTTATATGGGTATTCTCATATCAAAGCTAAACAAGCAATAGACCTAATTTCTGAACAGGATTGGAAAACAATTTTTAGCCTTTTAGATCAAGGTGGCACAAATACTAAAATTCCTAAATAATTCCGTGTTACTAAAAAAATAAATGAAAGCGGATTATTATGGAAAACGAAGATATTTTTGATGGTTTGGGTGTAGAAGTAAAACTAAAATCAAAAGAAGATTTTTTAAAAGTATGTGAAACCCTTACCAGAATGGGCGTATCGTCTAAAAAAGAAAAAAAATTATATCAAAGTTGCCATATACTTCATAAACGCGGTAGATACGCTATAATGCATTTTAAAGAACTTTTGGAACTAGATGGATTAGAAACAGACATATCTGACAATGATATTGGTAGACGAAATTTAATAGTTAAATTATTAAATGATTGGGGTCTTTTAGAAGCGGTTGACCCAGAAGAATATTTAGAACCACAACTATCTTTAGCACAGTTAAAAATTATTCCTCATAAAGAAAAGAAAGATTGGCAACTCGTGCCTAAATATCATATAGGAAACTCTTAATTATGCAAACTGAAGTGATTTCTTTTTATAGTGATATAGACAATTCGACTTACTATAGTGACCACGCTAATAGAATTAAAAAACAATTAGATGGTTTAAATATTCCCTATGATATACGAGAAAAAATATCGTTAGGTTCGTATCAAAAAAACTGTTTAAGTAAACCTGATTTTATTTACAAAATGTTAATTCAAAAACAAAAGCCTGTAATCTGGCTAGATATAGACTCTGATGTGCGAAGACCATTAGGAATATTTGATACATTTGTCCCCAATACAGATCTAGTTGTTAGTTGTTCAGATACAAGATTAGTTGCAGCTAAAGCATCCCCCATTTTCTTTAATTTTAATTCTAAAGTTTTAGAGTTTTTGCAACATTGGATTTTTATAACTAAAAAAATGATGAATGATGGTAAATGGTTTGACCATGAAGCCCTAATAGGAATACTACACCATTTTTATCAAAAAGATGGTTTTGTTATGAAATTCTTGGGCCCACAATTTTGTGTTTGGCCTGGAGAAGAGAAAGAAGATTCTATTATAGTAATGGGTTTAGCAGATGTAAATTCTAAAAAAGAAGCTTTAAAGAAATTAGGAATGAGTGAGGAATTAATAGCATGGCAGAGTCCAGGTACAAAATAAAAGCAATAGGTGCCCCTTTTGATTTAAATCATTCGTCTTGTTCAAACCTAAAACCAACAAATTTTGATTGGAGTTTAGATGAAGGAGACATTGAAGTTCATATTGATCGTGGTTTGATGGTAAAACCAACACACATAAATAAAGATAAAATTTATGGTTGGGTATGCGAATCAAGATTTATAATTCCAGATGTTTATTCATTTTTAATTCATAATTATAAAATTTTATTTAATAATTTTTATAATAAAATATTTACATGCGATTCTAATCTATTAGAATTAGATTCTAATTTTGTGTATTGCCAAAATGGTAGTAATTATCCATGGATAAAAAAAGATGATTGGTCGATATACAATAAAAATAAATTATGTTCTATGTTTTGTTCTCCTAAAAAAATGACAGAAGGACATGTGTATCGCCATCAAATAGCAAGATTAGCATTAGATTGTGAATTTGATGTATTTGGCGGAGCTCATGGAACAAAAAGAACAGTAAAAAATCCATCAACACCATGGGATACAAAAGGCGAAGGACTGATTCCTTATATGTTTAGTGTTGTTATTGAAAATGGTGTATATGATTCATATTATACTGAAAAATTAACAGATTGTTTTGCTACAGGAACTGTACCAATTTATTTGGGCACAAAACAGTTACCAAAAATATTTGATGAATCAGGAATAATTAGATTAGAAATTGGAAAAGAAAAAGAAATACTTGATTTTTTGAATGAGAGCACCTATATAAGTAAAAAGAATGCTGTTATTAATAATTGGAATGCATTAAAACAATTAAAATTAGCTGATGATGATCTTTATAATATGATGTGGGGTAGATAATGGTTAATGACACTTATGTAATATCTAAAAGTAACACATCCAGAGATATAGAAAACATAAAAGAACGTTTTCAATGGATAAGTAATCACGCAAATGATCAAAATATTTTAACTAAAATTGAATTTTCATTTGATGATACTACAGAACCAATAAAAATAAATTCTACACCAAATATAGAAAAGAAAATATGCAGTATTGGTATTTTATCAACTTATGACAGAGTTCATTATCTTCTAAGACTATTAACAAGAATTAGAGAAGTCATAACACCAGAAATGGCAAAACAATTTCATATTATTGTTAATATGTCTTTTAAAAATATTTCAGTAGGTGCAAAAAGAAATGCAATAGTAAACTATAGTAATAGTGAATATTTGTGTTTTGTTGATGATGATGATATGATTTCTGAAAATTATTTCTCATTGTTGAGTAAAGCTTTTCAAGAAAAACCAGATGCCGTTGGTTTGCTGGGAGTAATCTATTATATAAATGATAAAGAAAATAAATTAAATAGAACTGTACCATTTATACATTGTAATCAAATAGCAGCTCCTTTTTTAAGCGGCGATAAAACCGGAGAATTTGTTGATTGTGCACTGCATAAAAATATAAAAGATATTAATCCAAAATTACAAAATACATGGGCACATTGTTCTATAATAACCCATCTCTGCCCTATACGAACAAATATAATTAAAGAATTTATATTTGATGATAAATTTTTTAATGAGGATTTGCCATGGGCCAGAAAAATATACGATTCTGGTTTAATAAAGAAAGAAGTATTAGTTTCGGATTTTGTATATCATTATATGCATCGAGAATTTAAAGTAGATGAAAGTTGGAGAACAGTAAATGCATAATAAAATAATTTTATTTTGTCCCACTAGATCAAGACTAAAAACTTGTTTAAGTCTAACACAAAATATTGAAGCAACTAAAACAAAAGATTTGGTAGATGTAGTTTTTATTTTAGACGATGATGATCCACAATTACAAGAATACATCACTTCAGGATTAAAAATATTAATTATAAAAAATGAAAAGCCAGGATTAGTTTATCCGCTAAATATGGCATATAAACAATTTAAAGATTTATATACTGTTTATGGATTTATGGGAGATGATGTATCTTTTCATACACAAGGTTGGGATAAAATATTTTATGATTATTTAGATCATAATAATTTTGATCGCGTTGTTTATGGGAATGATATGTTAAGGGGAGATTGTTTACTCACTAGTTTTTTCATAGGCCATAAATTTTTAGATAAAATAGGATATATGGCGTATCCAGAATTAAATCATGTATTTGTGGATACATTTTGGAGATTAGTGGCTGGTAATGCCAATAAACTTACATATTTTCCTAATGTTATTATAAAGCATGACCATTACACAATAAATCCTAATACGAAATATGATGTAACATATCAAAGGACCATGAGATATAATAATAGTGATCATCAGGTTTATTCTAATTTTGAAAAAACCAAACTAAAAGAAACGGTAGCATTATTAGCATGATTATTCTTGGAACAAATAGAAGTATAAGTTTTGGTGATACATTTTTAGGTGTATGGACATTTCTTAGCGGAATGAAAAAACATAATTATTTAAAAGATCCAGAATTAATTTTATTTGTTAGAGATAAAAATTTCTTATTTTTAAAGGAATGGTTTCCAGAATTAAAAGAAGTTCATTTTATCAATCAACCACAACCATATCATGTGGATATACATTTACATAGTACTCAATTTTTAGATAATTCAAAAGATTGTCCTTGGGGTTATTTTAAAAATCATAAATTAACATATGAAGATTTAATACCTGTAAATATTACAGGAAAATATATTAAAGAAATTGAAGAAGCTTCTTATGTGGTATTTAAAGAAATGGGCAAATGGATGGGTAAGCTAGCATTAAGTGATGAACACACTCAATATATTTTAAATAAAACTAATGGGATATTAAACGAAGAGACGCTCATCAAATACCCATTACAGGATGTGTTGTATACAATATTTAAAACAAATAAACCATGTATTTGTTATAGAAATGGATTATGTGATTATTTTTTCTTAGCATGTAAAAACGATTTAACAGTAATTTATCCAAGCTTAACAAAAGCCCCAGAATGGTTACGAGAAGCAAAATTATGTAATACTTTTTTAGATTATAAAACAGTTCGTTGTTCTAATGTTAAAGAAATTTATGAAGAGAATATAAACCATGAATGGTGATATTTATTCTTTATTTGAACAAAATATAGATTCTTTAGAACACACACGCGATCATATAAACAATGATCAATTTAATCAAATTTTTGATTTTATTAAAGATGAAAAATGTGTCTATTTTTCAGGAGTGGGCAAAAACTCGCATATTGCAAGTATAATATCATCTACTTATAATTCATTAACTATACGATCAATATTTTTTGATCCTGTCCATGCGGTTCATGGAGATATGGGTTTAATAGAAGATGGATCTAAAATCATATTAATATCTAAAAGTGGTAACACAGACGAATTAATATTTTTTTGTGAAAAATTAAAATCAAGAAATTGCAATTCAAAAATATGTTTAATTCATTCTAATCATGATTGTAAATTAAAAAAATATTCTGATATAGATCTGTATGTTCCAATTGGAAGAGAATGTGATCCGTGGAATCGTGTGCCTACTTGCTCGCTTATATGCTATTTGGCATTATTACACTGTATTGGTATGAGAATAGTTAAATATAAAGATGTTACTGTTGAACAATTTTATAAAAACCATCCAGGTGGAGATATAGGAAAACAAAAATGATAGATGTATTTCTAAAACATAGACCAGGGAAACCAGGATTTACTGATTATTGGAAACAAGTTTTTTCAGACACTGAACGATATATTGTTTATGAATTAACAGAAGAAAATAGACCAAATTGTGTGCATGCACATCCTGTAATTAAACAAAATAATGGTGGTTTATTTGCTGCACATATAACACCATTTTTAACTACAAATACTCAATACCATTGGGCAATTGATTCAGAAGATATAAAATTTGAAGACAATATAACAATACAACAAATTAAAGATTTATTTAAAAAAATAGAAGAAGATTGTATGACTAACAATTATGATGGTATTTCATATGACATGTATCTGTCCATATTAGCAGGAGAAGAAAAAATAGGACCAGAACCAGGTGTCAAATTCAAAGACATGATTAAACATTGGACATTTGGTATGGCATTTTTAAAACAACAGCCCGATATTTTAAAATTAATTTTTAATAAAATATATGCAAATGGTTGGAATATGGATTGGAGAATGTCCGAATTAAGAGAATTAAAAATGCTTAATTTAAAGACTTTTATAGTAAAAAATGCAACAGTAAATCACACATGGGGAGCTATTGAAGTTAGTGAAGATTCTCTTATACATAATGGTGAACCTTTTATTATTCAACCTGAAGTAATTAAATATTCTTTTTAAGTATGAAAACTTTTATAGTACAATGTGGCGGTTACGGTTCTAGAATGGGCCGATTAACTGCTACAAAGCCTAAAGCTCTAATACCAATAGATGGAAAACCTATTATATTTCATTTAATCGATAATAATCCTAATAGTAAGTTTATTATTATTGCTGATTATAAAGCAAATGTTTTAGAACAGTATATTAAAAAATATAGGCCAGATGCTGATATAAAATTTGTTATTTCTAAAGAAAAGTCAACATCTGCTGGTATTCCACAAGCAATACAAGATTTAAATGGTTCTTTCTTTATCATTTGGTCTGATCTTTTAGTAAAAAGTGAAATAAAAGAACCACAGATCAATGGAATAGGTATAGGCATAACAACTACACAAAATCAATTTCCGTGTCGATGGTCATTCAGGCACGAAAAATTAATCAAAGAAAGTAGTAAAATAAATGGAGTAGCTGGAATTTTTTATTTTAAAAATAAAGAATTATTAAATAATTTGGATGAAACTCAATCATTAACTTCATTTTTAAATAGTAGATATACTCAATCTTTTAATATTGAAGATATGGATGATGTTGGCACAGAAGAACGATTTTACAAATTAAATAAAACAAATAGATTTTTTAATAGATTGCAATTTAATGAAAACACAGTACAAAAAGAAGCAATAATAGATGAATATAAAAAACTTATAAAAGACGAAATAGGATGGTACGAGTACGTATCTATTCACAATTTTGAAAGAATACCTAAACTGATATCTAAAGATCCATTTATAATAGAAAGAATAAAAGGTAAAAATCCATTTAATTGTGAACCCTCGGAAACCTTTTTACAGGACACAATACAAACAATAAAATCTATACATAATTTAGAATTTATTAATACGGATTTAGAAGAATTAAAAATAGTATATCTAACAAAAACTTTAGAACGAGTTTATGAAGTAGCAGATCTTATACCATTTTTTAATGATGAAACTATACAGATAAATGAAAAAAGATATATTAATCCATTTCATACTAAACATATAGAAGAATTTAAACAAAAAATTGAATCATTATATGATGTAAAACATTTTACTTTAATACACGGAGATTGTACATTTTCAAATATGATAAATTTGGACAATAGATGTTATCTGATAGATCCTCGTGGTTATTTTGGAAAAAATAAATTATATGGTGATCCCAGATACGACTGGGCAAAATTATATTATTCATTTATAGGAAATTATGATAATGTAAATTCTAAAAAATACTCATTAGAGGTTTTAGATAACAGTATCAGATATAGCATAGATACAAATGGTTGGGAAAAATATGAAGATTTATTCTTTAATTCTATTCCCTTTAATAAGGAAGAAATAAAATTACTTCATGTATTAATTTGGTTTTCTTTATGTGGATATGTAAAAGAAGATTATAGTTCTATACTTTTAGCATTTTATAATGGAGTATTGTTATATAACAATATAAATTTATGAAACAAATTGTATTTTTATTAATAATAATTTTAAATGAATTACCCTAAACTAAAAAAAACTTGGATATTCGATCTGGATGGTACAATAGTTCAGCACCGAGCATATGAAACCGGAGAAGAATTATTATTGCCTGGAATCGCAGAATTATTCTCACAAATACCAAAAGACGATATGATTGTTATTATCACCGGGCGTCCTTATGATCATCAAGAAGTTACTTTAAAAAATCTTAAAAATTTAGGAATACGATACGATCATATCATTTTTAATGCAGGCACAGGAGCACGTATTGTTATCAATGATACAAAACCATCAGGATATAAAACAGCACATTCTTTTAACGCAATACGTAATGCAGGTATAAATACTAATGATCTGCAATTTTTCATGGAGCACTAAATTATGCCTAAACTATGTCTGTCAATGATCGTAAAAAATGAAACTCATATTATTAAAGAATGTTTAGATTCTATTTCAAAGCACATCAACTATTGGGTTATAGTCGATACAGGTTCGACAGATGGAACACAAGAACTTATTAAACAATACTTTGCCGAAAAAGGAATTCCTGGCGAACTTCACGAACGTCCTTGGGTTGGATTTGGTCACAATCGCTCTGAAGCTTTAGAGTTATGTGACAGTAAAGCAGAATGGGCATGGATGATTGACGCTGATGATTATGTAGAAGGAAAGTTTGAATTTCCTTTAAATGTCCCTGATGAGGTTGATGGATTTGCATTAAAGTTTGGTCGAGAAGATTTCAGCTGGTGGCGAACTCAAATTTTCAGAACAGGCAGAGGATGGAAATACGTTGGTGTGCTCCACGAATACCCAACAATACAAGGAAAAGAAAGACCAGTAATAGGCAAAGTAGAACATTGCCCATATAAAATTGTAGCTAGAACACTAGGTGCACGTAATAAGGATATAACTCCTGTAGAAAAATATAAAAAGGATGCAGAAGTTTTAGAGGAAGCTTTAAAGACTGAACCAGATAATATTCGTTATCAGTTCTATCTTGCTCAAAGTTATTTTGATTCTCAACAATGGGATAAAGCAGAAACCGAATACGCTAAACGCGTTCAGATGGGCGGATGGGAAGAAGAACAATTCTATGCAGCGTATCGTATAGGCATGTGTCGTGGTTTAATGAACAAAGAATGGCACGAGATCCAACAAGCATTTTTAGAAGCATGGGAAATTAAACCCAATAGAGCAGAACCACTGTATCAGATTGCCCGTGTTTATCGTTTGATGGGCCATCCTAGACTAGCTTTCCTTTTCGCAAAGATGGCTATAGAAATTCCGTATCCTGCAGAAGACATTCTATTCGTTCAAGAAGATGTATATAAATTTGGAATATTAGATGAACTAGGATCTACTGCTTTTTATGCTGGAAAACCACATTTAGGATATGCTGCTTGTAAGAAACTGTTAACAGAAAATCTGTTACCAAAAGAACAAGTAGAACGAGTTAAAAATAACTACAACGAGTATATTCGGTTTTTCCAACAAACAAACCAGATGCACATATTAGAACAAATGGACGAACAAGCTAAGAAACAAAGCGAAAGAAAAGACCATAAACCCGCTAATTTTCCAGCCCACAAACCCAAAAAGTTTAAAGAACGTCCAAAATCCGTAAGTAGATAAAACATAAATAATTGTATGACAGCAAAATACGATTTTTCAATAATTAAAGGTTCTAATTACGATTTGTGGGTGCAGTACTTAACAGACGGCAATACTGCAGTTAATCTTGCATCATATGGTGCAAACATGACCATAAAAAGATATAAGGATCAGGACTACTCTCTCCTATACACCAATATACAGGGATTGACTTACGGTTATACTGGTCCAAATACCAATGGACTGTTTGGTTCTGGTGGTGTAACTTTAAATAGAAATTACGATGGATCTGCATTAACCGGGGGAATTAAAATAACTCTAGGGTCCGTAGCCACAGATTATTTTGATTACGGTAAATATTTCTATGATGTAAATTTAACTATTGGTACTACATACAACGAAAAACTGTTAGAAGGCCGAATAACATTTGAATGAAAGTAAAAATACAAGAAATCACAAAAACTGTGGTACCTACGTTACAAAACGTAGGTGTAGCTTCTTTTTTATCTTTAATAGTAAAACAAATCATTAAATATAAAGTCTTTCCAGTAAAGATAAAAAAGGTATGAAACTAAAAATTTTACAAAAAAGTAAAACAGTAATTCCTATCGACACAGGAAATATTATTAATTTAACAACAGCATTAACAGTAAAAAATAAAACTTCTTTTGTTGTGGTTCCTGCTGGAGAAAATGGTGATACTCCCGTTTATGTGCCACCAGAACCTCCACCCCCACCTCCAGTAGAGACACAAATTACAAATTTTACTTTTTATGATCATTTTCCTTTTACTGGTCTAGAATATTCTTATATTGGAGCTAAATGTGGATTTCTTGGTTGTGATTTTACAACCAATGATGTTGGTAACGGAGCAGATCTTTCAATATTTGAACCCATAATAACAACCAATACTGGGGCTACATTAGACACTTATTATACTGTTTATCATGAAGAGCAAGAAATATGGATGAACGGACAAACTTTTGGAACAGTAAACAAAGGAATAGAAAATGCACAATATGGAAATAATTTTTGGACGGTTTCTGGAGTACATCCAGAATTAAGTAACATCATAGACGTAAATTCAAACACTTTATACTATTCTAACGTTTTACAAAATTCAATACTAAACAATTATACTATACTTGCTTTAGATATAAGACCAATAAAATTTAAATATGAAGCAGATTATCCGTCTACATGGCAAAATACAGAAAATGTAGGTAGCATTTACATTCCTTTATTGGACAGTTGGTTTAAAAACGTAAATACTACATGGGTAAAAAGAGCATATGGTACCTTGTTCGGAGATATAGGAAACGTTTCAAATTACCAAATTCCAGATCACAGACTTACAAATAATTTTTTAATACAAATTCAAGATAAATTTTTTGTATGGACCGATACAACGGATTATCAAAAAATGAATAGTGACATTCCTGACTTTTTAGTTGGATCTGGTTGGGATTTAAATACCAGTACAGAATCTGGATTTCAGATTCCTAAAAGAACTAGACTTCTTTGGCAAAAAACTTCGGCATACGGCACAACATGCGATTATTGTCATGGACCTATGCCAGACGGAACCACTTTAGATGTTTCTTTTACTGGTAATATTTATTGGAATAGTAATTCTTTATATTTTGATGTCAGTGCATCAGGAACAGATAGAGATTGTATTTATGGTGTAGAACCTGTCAACGAAGGATTAGAAGGATTTCCGTGGCCAAAATATGATTTCTTATATTATGATTGGGCTGTATTCAGTATAGATCCTGTAACCAAAAATATGACAAAATTCACCGCATTATGGAATCAAGCGGGAGAAATATTTTGGGAAAATTTACAAAATACTGTGTTTGGTTTACCAGATCAATCGTATAGTCAATATATTCAACCAGGAATGAAATTAGTTTTATTGTGCCGAGCTTCTTGTTATAAACGAAGTATAAGAATTTATACAAATATATTAGGAGACGCCATAGATTTTCCGACAGCCTTTAATGGAGGAATAGACGCGTCTGGATGTTGGGCAGGAACTTTTGATTTTGTAAATGATACTGGAATGCCCGATCCTATCTGGAATTTTGAACCATTATCTTCAATCAAATCAAATTGGGCTTGGTGTTATATTACTGTTCCGGAAAAAGGTACAGCTACAGAACAAAATCCACTCAGTATAACGTCCATACACATTAATAATGAAAACTAAATATTGTATATAATGGACGCTTTTTCAAAATATTTTAAACCAAATCAAGAGTCTCTGTCGCAACCTAAAACAGAAGAAAAGGTGATTTACGTTAACGGCCCTCAAGGAGCTCAGGGACCTAAAGGAGATCGAGGAGAACCGGGCCAAGACGGTCTCCCCGGTCCACAAGGACTCCGTGGCGAACGGGGCCCTCAAGGCCCTAAAGGAGACCGAGGAGACGATGGATTTCCTGGTTGGCCCGGAGATAAAGGAGAACCTGGTGCACAAGGAGAAAGAGGAGATACAGGTCCTGTCGGTCCACAAGGCGAACCTGGCCCTCAAGGTGAACCCGGTCCAGAAGGCACTGTTGGTCCACAAGGACCTGTTGGCCCTGTTGGTCCACAAGGCGAACCTGGCCCTCAAGGTGAACCCGGTCCAGAAGGCACTGCTGGTCCACAAGGACCTGTTGGCCCTGTTGGTCCACAAGGCGAACCTGGCCCTCAAGGGAAACCAGGTCCTCAGGGACCTCAAGGCGAACCCGGCTCCGAAGGCCCCGAAGGTCCGATCGGACCTCAAGGAGATCGCGGCCCTCAAGGAATTCAGGGTTTGCAAGGACCCAAAGGTGACCCCGGTTCTCCTGGTATTGTTTCTGCCAATTACCCACTGGTATTAAAAGACCAAACTCTTTCGTTTGACGGAACTAAATTTAAAGAAGAGTTAACCAAACTTGTTAAAACAAAATTAGACGCACAAACTGTAGCTCAAAACTTTCAGTGGCTGAATACAGGCTCTGTTGGTGGCGGTGCAGTAGGCATCTATAAAAATGGTGCTCGTGTAATTAAATCGGTAAACGATATTAATTTTAAAGGTACCGGAGTTACTGTTACACGAAAAGGCAAACAGGTTGATGTGGAAATTAATACTGGTGGAGGACCACCAGAAACTCCAAGAACTATAACTGCATTCTTTGTATCATTAACTGATCCGGGCCTAGAACAAGCCCTAATAAACGGAGATCGTTGGTATAATGAAGATATTGGAAAAGTGTTTACATGGGTTGGAGCATGGGTAGAATTTTAATAAATATTACATATGGCAATTAATTTTCCTTCAAGTCCTATAGCCGGTCAGACCTATACTTATAACAGTATACTGTGGTCTTGGAACGACAGTGTGGGTGCGTGGGAACGTATTTTTAGCGGTGGAGTAAACGGAGTAACAGGTACTACCGGAGCTACAGGTCCAACCGGCCCAACTGGTCCTCAAGGAAATACAGGAGCTACAGGAGCCACAGGACCCGTTGGAGATTATGTAATTTCTTTGAGAGGTCTAACAGGTGCCGTAGGACTCACCAATGGCAGCGGAATCGGACTGAGTGTGTCTGGAAACACTCTGACGGTTTCAAATACTGGGGTGTTGAGCATTAACGGTGGCACTGGTGCAATTACGAATGTTGCTAGGACAAATGTAGACAATGTTTTTGGTGCAAGTCAAACAATATCTACGGCAAATGCATCCTTAACAGTTAGAACATCATTACTCAATGAAGTATTAATTGATGGTGAAAATCAAAGACTTTATTTCTACAACGATATTTCAGGTGGAGAAGTATTCTTTCAACCAACTATTCCAGCAGCAAGCACCATAACCGTTGCTTTACCAGATTATACCACAACTCTTGCAGGACTTGCGGGAACTCAAACCTTCACGGGAACAAACACCTTCAACACTCTGACAAACTTTGGTGCAGGCATCAGTTCCGCAGGAGGAACCTTCAGTGCACTCACAAGATTCACTGCGGGACTCTCTGCTGCCGGTGCAACTTTTAATGGATCTATTTCCGGGACTACAGGAACAGTTACATTCGGTCAACCCGCATTCACTGTTCCTGTAACATTATATAAAACGTATCTGGATAATCCGGCAGTCGCGACCCCTCCAGTAGGAGCAGAACCAGGACCCAATACTCAAAATAAAATTCCTCTAACAATTTCGTACACCACAGACCCTACGGCTGCAGCACCAGATGTTCTTATAGGTTTATACGACGCAACAGGAGCAACGTATAGCACACGAATTACAACTACCGGAATACAAACCGGAGGAATCGTAACCGCCACATCATTTACTGGAACTTTAAACGGTTCTGTTAACGCAGCAAACGGAAATAAAATTACCACGGCAGTTTTTGATACACCAGAAACATCTGACACTGATCCACCACCAGTATTCACGTTTAATGCTGCCACAGACACTGATGGAGATTTTGACAGTATATTAGACGAAACTACGGTTTTACAGATGGGATTTGCAGGAGCCACATTCAGTACCAATGTGTATGCTCCAAATCTGGTAAATTCTGTGAACGGTCTAACAGGAACTGTGGACCATCCTGCAACCACGCTATATATGTTTAGTATAGGAATTATTTAAGGAGACACAATGGCAACAACAGCTCAATTTGTACAAACCCCCGTTATTGAAGTTTCTCAAGGATTAACGGCAGATACTTCTAGAACTGCACCAACTAATACGGTGTTAGTAGCAGCAGGTCCTGCAACAACATCAGGACCTGGCGTTGGTAAACGTATTAATAGAGTTGTGGTTTCTGCAACCGCTACCACAACTGCAGGAGCAATTCGTTTCTGGATTTCTACAGACGGTGGAACAACCTATAGACTAATTGTTGAGAGATCTGTTCCTGCAATAACAGTAACTACAGGAACTACTCCTCCATGGAGAGCAGAAATAACAGAACTTGTTGGATTAGTTCTTCCAGGAACAGTTGGTGGTAACGCTACTAATTTATACGCAACAACAAATAATAATGAAACTTTTAACTTTATGGTGGAGAGCGGTACTCTATGAATCAAGGTTTTTTTGGATTTCCTTCACAAGATTCTAATGAAGGAGTAAACATACAAGAGTTTGAAACCAGTGGGTTTTGGAGAAAACCTAAAGGTGCTAAAATGGTCTGGGTTTTTCTCGTCGGCGGTGCTGGTGGTGGAGGTGGAGGTCGTGGTATAAACAGCACAGCTTCTGCTGCTTCTGGTGGTGGAGGTGGTGGTGGTGGATGTGGAGGTTGGGTATTTTACCCTGCTAGTTTTCTACCAGATACTGTAGAAATAGTTATTGGTGCAGGAGGATCAGGAGGTGCGGGTGGAACAAACGGCAATGGCAATGCAGGAACTGCAGGAACTCGTAGTTTATTCGGAAGACCTCCGGGATTCGTATCAGCATCAAATCCTCCTCTAGTTTACGGATTTTGGGCACGTGGTGGTCTTGCGGGAAATTTAGGTTCAACTACTGCTGCTGCCGCTACTTCTACTTTAGGTTTTAATGGTATTGTCGGCGGTGGTGCTGGTGGTGGTTCCAGTATTACTGCAACTCCCACAAATCCAGGAATTGTTAATGGAGGCGTTGGCGGTGGTGGAGGTGGGGGTTGCAGCACAACAGCAGGATTTACTGGTGCTCAAGGAGCACTAGGATCAAATCCAGATACTTCTGGTGGTGGAGGTGGAGGCCGAGCAGGAGCATTAAATGGAACAGCTGGAACACCACAATTTCCAAATCCTACATTAACTTATATTAATGGTGGTACTCCTCCATACGATATGGCTGAAACTAATTATTACGCAAGCGTTGGTTTTACAAATAACGAATTGCTATACGCTTTTCCTGAAGCTGCTGGCCATGGCGGTGGAGGTGGTGGAGCAAGACGACAATCTGCTGGTGGTGGTACAATAACTGGTGGTGATGGTGGAAATGGATGGAGAGGCGGCGGAGGAGGCGGCGGAGGAGCAGGAGTATGTTCAGACGGGACTGGTACCGGTGTTGGTGGTACCGGTGGTCGTGGTGGTGACGGATTCTGTAAAATTATTACATTATTATAAGGAATAAATTAATATGGCAAAATACGCTTTGGTTGATCCTAACACTAACGAAGTAAAAATAATTTTTGTTGCAAATGAGGCTATACCATTTTATGGGCTAACTCCGGTTCAATTAGATGAAAACAGTCTTGTTAGTGAAGGGTGGATAAAAAACGGAGACACATGGGAAACTCCGAATAATTCTTGACTTCTTTATTTTTTATTGTATATTATGGTTATGTTAAAGTACTACAAAGTACATCCAGACGCACAGCCACCCCTTTTTGCTACTCCCGGATCGGCTTGCTTTGATCTAAAGGCGTATCTTGGACCAGGAATTCATCAGGTTCGTGGTTACTGTAAAAATAATCGGGAATGTAACACCAATATTTTTGTGACATCTGAAGACCGCTACGTTCGCATAGAACCAGGCCAGCGTGTTCTTATTCCTACAGGATTAATTTTAGATATTCCTCCAGATCATTCTGTGCGTATTCACGCTCGTTCCGGTCTTGCACTAAAGCAAGGGCTGGTGATGGCTAATGCTGAAGGCGTCATTGATTGGGATTACGTGCAAGAAACACATGTAATGGTGCTGAATGTTTCAGGAGAAAATCTGTACATTCATA